TCGGCCGCGTCCAGCTCGCGGATGGCCTCAGGCGGCAATTCCGCCAGGTTGGCGATGAGCGCTATGGTCTTGGCCGTCTCGCCCGCGATCTTGTCGATCGCTTCCAGATCGCGCACTTTTGGGCGACGCAGCGTGAGCACCCCCACCTTGGCGCCGTTGATCTCGATGGGTTCGCGTAAGGTCACAGTCGTCATCAAACCTCCTTTCTGGCGCGTTTGGACGGGGTTTGCACGGGGTTTGTGGGCGTCTCTGGCGCGGGCTCGACATAGGCGACCGCGTGCCCGGACTGGATTAGACGTTCCGCGATCTCATCCGGCAGGTTGAGCACCACGCCCTCGCGCAGCAGATAGCCAAAGGCGGCGGCGGTGGTCTTGGGGAGGATCAGCATGCTACACCCCCAGCGCCGCGCGCATCGATTGTAGCTGGTCGGTGCCGTTGATGACGGCCACCAGGTTCACCGGGTCGATCTCGTGCACGGTGCGCCCGTCCACATCCATCTTGTAGTAGTGGATCATCGCGTTGACCTTGAGGTCCGAAGCCTCGGTCGGCTTCCAGGTATCCGGCTCGAAGGCCAGCACCGCGCGCAGGGTGATCTCGATCGGGCGGCAGGTGCCGTCGTAGTCGTACATCGCGCCGGTAAAGCGTAGCTGCACAAGGCGGCCCGGCACCACGCTGAAGGCGGCGAGCACGTCCGGGTCATAGCCGGTGAGGGTAAAGGAGGCTTCGAGCTTTTCCACCGCGCCCATGGGAATGGCGACCTCCCCCCCCATGCCGCCCGCCTTGTATTCGCGCACGACGGGCGCGAGCTTGGGCGGGTTGAACTCGGCCACGCGGCCGATGTAGCCGCGGCCATTGACGAACGCGGTCATGTTGGCGAGTACGTGTTGGATAGCCATGATGGTGCTCCTTAGTTGTCAAACAGGGTGGTGGCGTAGTCAGGGACCAGGTGGCTGCGGAAGGTAACGCGCTCGGCCGGGTACGGCGGCGTGAAGTCGAAGTCGAAATAGACCTTGCCCGCAGCGATATTGGCCGGGCTGTTGAGCTCTTCATCGAGCCAGCAGCGCCCGCCGAGGATCGCGCCGAGCGATTTGAGATGGCGCAGGTAGGCATTCACGCCCTCTTGCACGTCGCGCACGTAGGCGCGGCCGATGGCGCGGTCAACCGCCCACAGGTGAGATTGCAGCATCGCCTGGTGGATCATGTCCGCCGTGCGGCGCACCGACAGGAACACCCACTTCGGATCGCTGCTCGCGCTGCGGTTGCCCCACAGGCGCAGGCCCTGTTCGTTGATGAGGGTGGCGACCCCTTCCTCGTTGAGCAGGTTAGCCTCAGAGTTGGCGTTGCCCAGCTCAAAGTCCACCGCCCGCGCGGCGCGGGTGACGCCTAGGATGGGATTGTTCGATGGACTCCACCAAAAGCCGCGCTCGTTGTCGATGCGCGCCATCAGGCCGGCGACGGCGGGGCTGGCGGGCAGCGTCTGGCTATCGATGATGACGCCGGGGTCGATGATGTAGGCGCGGTCGGATCCGAACTGGCGTCGGTAGGAGATGGCTGCGGCGCTCGTGGTGTTGGGGCCGTCGATCAAGGCCACGCCGCGCACTTGCTGCGCCACGCCGATGAGCGCATCGGCCACCGTCTTGTGCTGGCTAAAGCCAGGCGCGAGCAGGATACGCGGCGTCACGCCCACCGTGCCACGCGCCGAGAGCAGCGCGGCGATGCCGGTGCGCGCGCCCGTGGTGGTGTCGGTGCCGCCGATGACCGCGGCCAGCCGCTCGTTGACGGTGGTGTCTGGATCGTCCGCCACGTCCGGCACGCGGATGACCACGATCACCGGCGCGATGCCCTGCGCTTGGATCAGCCGGATGGCAGCGGGCAACGTGCCGGTCGTGCCCAGCCCCGCCGCTTGGCGCGGGGTGATTACCATGACCGGGGTGTTGAGCGGGAAGAGCGTTGCGGTCGCCGCCGGTGCGGTGCCGACGAGGCCGATGACGCTCGACCGCGCCGTCTGGATCGGGCGGATGCCGTCGTCGATATCGACGACTTCGATGCCGTGGAGAAAGGTATCAGGCATGGCAGTTACTCCTTACAGATTTGGTTGATGTGTTGGTCGAGGACAATGGCAAGGTTGCTGGCGCATGGCATCACTCCACAGCGAGGATTTGCGCAGCCCGCCCCGGCGCGATCAGCCCCGCGATCTCCAGCGCCTGCACCCCGGCCTGGGTGACCGGATCGCTGAGCGTGATGCCCTCAGCCGCCTGCCATTTGAGAATCGCGGCCTTGAGCGCGGGATTAGTCTCGGCGGCCGCCACGATCGCCTGCATTTCCGCCTCAGTAAAGCGCAGCAAGAACTGCAGGCGCGTAATGCGCGCCGGTGTCGCGCGGTCGGCCGCGGTCACGGCAAAGGTGACAGCTTGCACCGCCGCCACCTCCTGCGCGGCATTAACTTCAGCCTCGCAGCGGTTGGACGCGCGCCGGATCGCTTCGCGCTCCAGCAGCACTTCCTCAGGCGTCTCGCCCGGCAGCCCCAGGCGGTCGCGCTCCTGCGCGCGCTCCAGCCGCCAGGCGAGCGCTTCGATGTTGGCCTGTGCCTGGCGCTTGATCTCGGCAATGCGCGCGGCCTTGGCGCGTGCGAGTACGATGGCCGGATCGTGGATCAGCGTCTCGCCCTCCAGCCGGTATTCGCCCGCGTGCGCGGGGTCGAAGTCCGGGGGAGCAGCCATGACCCGCATCCCCGCCCCCGCCACAAACGCCGGGTCAGTCGTGATCCCCACCACAGCGCCGGTTGTTTCGTCGATGATAACGCGCATATCGCCTCCTTAAACCGTGATGTAGCGAACGTGGAGCGTGGTGGAACCTGCGCTCCAATTGTTACGCCGTAGGCCGTTACAGGCAGCCACGAAGTTGGCGTGGTCGCTCTCGGAATTGCAGCGGGTACCGTCGTCGTCGTAGGTGCCGGGAACGGTGCCATTGTTCGCCACGTTATACAGCACGCGGGAGCCACCAGGTTGAATAACCCCAGAGGCTGCTCCCGTGCTCGTTGCCCCGCGCCGCCAGTTGAGGTAGTCCGATTCATTACCGGAGTACCAACGTCGCAGCAGAATGACCTTCGTGCCGTTGGGCACGAAGTCGAAGGTTTGCGAGTTAGTACTTGCATACTGGGTGCGGCCAGAGATGCCGATCTGCCGCGCGATCTGTGCCGGAGCCGCTTGCAGTCGGGCCAGCGCGGTGTCGGATTCGTAGACTGCCGACCGCGCCGTGGCCGAGGTCAACACCGCATCGGCAGCGGTGTTACTGGCCCACACGGCATCCATCGCCGTGCTGCTCGCCGCTACCGCCGCCATCGCTGTGCTACTGGCTACTACAGCAGCCCATGCAGAGCTATTGGCCAGCACCGCCGCCATTGCGGTGCTGCTAGCCGCCACCGCCGCCATCGCTGTGCTACTGGCTATCACCGCTGCCATCGCCGTGCTACTGGCTATCACCGCGCGCATGGCCTCGGAGCTGGAGAGAATGCGCTCAAAGGCGTCGCGGTTGCTCGTATCTTGCAGCCACGCCTCCAGCTGCGCGCCGGTCATGGTCTCCAGCAGGCGCAGGGCCGAGGGGCCGATTAAATCGACCTCGGCGACCGCGGCAGCCATCTTGTAGAGTGCGCCCGCCATGAGCAGGTCGGTCGTCGAGGCGGTGGCGGGGTTGACCGCGTCCAAGCGCGACTCCGCTTCGGTCAGGAAACTGTTTCGAAAGCTGGTAAAACTCATAGCTCCTCCTTACAAAGCGGCAGCGATGAGCGCTAAAAGCTGCCGGTCCATCGCTTCCCGCGCCGTCTGCTCGGCCTGAATGGCCGCGGTTAGCTGCGCCTGGGTGACGAGGTTGGGCACATTGCCGATGGCGGCGATGAGCGCGTTGAGCTGCGCCGTCGCCTCGGCCAGCGCTTGGTTGAGGCTGGCCATGACTGCGTTTTTCTGTGCCAATGCCTCGGCCAGCGCTTGGTTGAGGCTGGCTATGGCCGGACCGATCAGCGTATCGATGCGCTGCAAGCCGAACGCGGTCAGTTCATCTATGACGCGCTGCAAGTCCGCGCGCTGGTCTTCGAGCTGCGCGATACGCGCATCGATGTCGGCGAGCAGCGGGTTGAAGTAGTCCTCCGCCAGCGGGGTGACGCCATCGCGCATGCGGTAGGCTTCGAAGCGAGTGGGCATAGCCTTGTCCTCCTGTCCTTACAACGCCAGGTCGTAGCGCTCGGCGACGTGCCACGGGTTTTGCGCCGTCACGCCCGTGCCCTCGATGCGGATGCGGTAGCTGGTAGTCGCCGCAGGCGCGAAGCGAAACTCGCGCCAGCGGCTGCGGCTATCGACGATCTCGTCGCGCCAGCTTGCCGGGTCGACGGTGTTGCTGCCGATGATGAGCTTGCAGTTCACCGTGTGGTTGGCCGGGGCGTTGGGATTGAAGTCTTCGAGCAACAAGCGCACGCGGATGTCGCTGGAGGCCTGCGCCAACGTGCGCGGGGTGCTGATATGCGTAAAGCTCGTTCCCGTGCGCGCCACGCGCACCTGCGAGCCCGCACTGCCCAACCGCACGGCGGGCATGAGGTCTTGCGTGCCGACGAATACCGCACGCAGCGGCAGGATGGCCGCGCCGCCAAACTGCGGATCGTTGCCATCGGTGATTGGCCGCCAGAGGCCGCCGGTCTGGTATTCCCAGATCAGTTGGCATCCCGCTGGAGTCACGCCGTCGTAGAGCAGGTCGACTTCGGCAATGCCGCCTGCGAGCTGCAATGGCTGCATTTGGATGATGGTGCGCGGGCTCAAAAAGCGGGCGAAGTTGAGCCGCAGCATCAGGTCGCGGTCAGCCTGCTCGATAAAAAACTGCCCATCTTGGGAGTACATCAATAGTCCCTGAGTGTACTCCGTGCCGCGCGTGAAGCCGATGCGGTGCGCCGCGCCGCTTATCAGCACGATGGCGTAGCGGCGGCCAGACTCCACCAGCACCGGCTCGGCAAGCGCAATGCGGCACCAACCGCCGTTGAGCGCTGAGGCATTGAGCACGGTGCGACTGATGACGCGCTGCATGTCCGGCTGCCCCTGTGGCGCGTCGGTGATCAGGAGCGTCAGCCCGCCGCTTGTGTCCACCCTGGTGAAAAATAGCTCCAGGCTTGTGATCCAGCCGGTCTGCGCCATCAGCACGGTCTGCGCCAGGATTGAGCCTGGCACCGTGTGGTTTTGCGTGACCGCCCTCCAGTAGGTCTCTTGGTAGGTGTCGGTCCAGAGCCGCGTGGTGCGCACTATGCCTAACTGGGCGATCATGCCCCGCAAGTACACCGGATCGATCACCCAGGTCTCGCCGTTGAAGCGATAGATACCGGTGATCGGGTCGTAGACGCCCTGTCTCCAAAAGTTCACGCTAGTGCAGACCGTGTAGGTCTCCCCATACCGCACCCGCTCGCGGCTGATGGTGCGCTGCACCACCTGCGTGGTCTGATACTGGTATTGGTTGATGGTGATCTCGCCCGCGCGCGTCTCCATGCGCAGGCGGCAGACCTCCTCGTAAGCTGGAAGCAAAAGCTGCGTGCTCGCCACTCGCGCCGCCGGGTCGAGCGGGTTGAGCAGCGCCAGCGCCGAGCTGTCTTGCGCCACGATCGGCGGGCGGATACCCTCGTGGACGCGGGCGCTGTAGCCCGAAAAAGCGGTGTCGCTCTCGCGGCCATCGAGGAAGTGATCCATGCCGTAAAACTTGTAGTCGTCCGGGATTTCAAGGCGCTCCTTGACCCGCGCCATGTCGAGCGCCAGTTGGATCGCCTGGTCGATAGTCGCGCGCTGCGCGACCTCGCGCGACACCCCGGCGATGTCGGTCATGATGTGCGCGATGCGCGGCTCGGCGCTGGTGATCCAGCCCTCGGCGACGCGCAGGCGCTGATCCACCGCGTACAGGTTGGGCAGCTTGCGGCTAGCGGCGAGCACGACTTCCTGAATGCCGGTGGGCGACAGCCGCACATGGGCGAGCAGCGTGTAGCCCGTGGGCGGCTCTGGCTTCTCTGGCGTTGGGCTCTCCAGTCCTTGCGCGATGTGGATGGTCGCCACGCGGCGGCGCTGCATGGCCACCGCCTGCGGCTCGACTTCGCGGGTTTGTAGGTCGATCAGGAAGTCGCGCGGCTGGATGTCGGTCTCCTCCTCCTGGCCGAAGGCCGAGACGGCCAGCCACTTCTGATCCTGAAGCGGCAGCATGGCAAAGACGCTGTGCGTCTGCGTGCTCTCGATGGCGTAGACCTTGCCGCTCTGGCCGTCATAAAGGCGACCAGGCGCGACGTCGATCTCGGTGGCGCTGCGCGCCGAGACGGTGAGTCCAACGAACATCCGCTCAGGCGTGATCGCGTCCGTGACCAGGTGGCGTTCGGCCTCGTCGGCCCAGGTTTGTGTATTGTTCAGGTCGGCGGCTTGGAGTTCCTGCCGGTCGCGGTAAATGACTTGCTTTTCCATGGTGACTCCTATAGAGGCTTGATGTCTCCGGCGGTGACGCGGCCCGCGCGCCAGATGCGCGAGGCGCGCACTTGACGGCGCATGCGGGTATCGACCAGCACCTTGTCGTGCGCGGCGCGAAAGTAGTCCATCGCGTCGAGCACCGGTGCGATGCGCGCTCTGGCATCGCCATGGCTGGCGGGCAGGCGTATTGCTGATCCAACGATTGCTCCCTGCAGAGCGCGGCGCGCCATGCGTACCCGCGCCAGCGCCACGAAGGGCGGACTGGACAGCCGGGTAAAACCCAGCATGGCCGGGGCGTGCTTTGGCAGCGCAGCAGCCTGCGGGTCGTACAGGTAGAGGCGGCGGTAAAGCCGCTCGCGCGCATCGCTATAGGCGCTGTGCACCCCGCCCAGCGGCAGGCCAACGCACGCGATGGCCGGGCGCGGCGCGCGCTCGGCGACCAGATCAACCGTGGGGGACAGCGGCTTGAGGCTGGGCGACACCGTAGTCAGCCACAGGGCATTGCTGGTCTCGCGGTACGCTTCGCGCGCGATGCGGTAGAGCCTGGCGCTGGCGTCCGGTCTGGCGACCCATCCTACCAACGGATCGCCAATCATCACGCCCACCGCCACCGCGCGGCGGGCCAGGTCGATGGTGGCCTCGCGCTCGTGTGTGGTGGTGCGCCACCCAAAGGTCGTAAGCGTCTCGATGCGGCCATCGGGCCAGTGGATCATCGCGCGGGTGTGGCTGCGCGCCAGCGCATCCGAGCGGGCCGGGTAACAGGCGCCGGCAAAGTCGCTCCCGGCGTGCGCGGCCTGCGCCTGCGTGCGCAGGCGGCCGTCCTTGAGCCAAAGCTGCGGCTGCCGCTTGAGCCACGCGGCGCGCTCCTCCGCCGTCCAGCCCGACAGAAACGTCTTGGCGGGCGGGCGCTCGAGCTGCACCACCTCGGCCCCGGCGAGCCGCGCGCCGGTCTTGATCCCGGCTGCGGTGCCGATCAGCGCATGCCAGCGCGGGGCCTGCCACACCAGGCTGCGCCGTGACTCATCATCCGGCGGCCAGACGGGCGGGATGTCCTCTACCGTTGCCAGCATGGGCAGCAGCGCGGCGGGCGCGCGGCGGGCATCGTCCAGCGTGGCGAGCGTCTCCGTGCCGGGATCGCGCGGGCCGATGGTCTGCTCGATAGCCGCCTCTACCGGCGTGGCATTGGGCGGCAACAGGCGCGGCAGCTCAGTCATAAGCCACCTCCGCCGTGATGGTTGCATCGGTCATAACCGCGATTTGCCCGGGGCCGATGGCGATATCGGCAGCGGGCGCGGTCAGTTGCACATTGCGCACACGCGCCTCCATCAGCGCCCCGATGAGCGCTGCGCGGTGCACATCTACTCTAAAGGCAGCGCGGGATAGCGTATCGCGCACTAGCCGCGCACGGCCCTCTTGCGCGATCCGCGCGGCGTCTTGCCCGATGGGCGCGACCAGGTGCGCCGTGACGGTGTAGGGGATAATCTCGGCCGGGATAACGCGCAGGTCGATGGTCAGCGGTATCACCTCATCGCTCATCAGGCGCGCTACCACATCGGCCAGCGGCGCGGCGTGCACATCGTGGGCCACGATATAGCGCATGTCCGCGTTGGGGTGAGTGCCAAACAGCGCGCGGCCCACGGCCTGCTGCGCTGGTGTGCAGTGGTTCTTGTGCGCCACGGTGCGCGCCAGCACCGCCACCGTCACCGCGCCGGGGCGCGGGCTCCACACATCGGCGGCCACTACGTCCGGGTGCGCCGAAAGGGCATGGAAGCGCCAGCCCGCCACCGACCCGGCCCCGGCGAGCTGGTGGTAGGCGATCAGCACCCGCGCGCGCAGCCGCTCGTCGTCTTCGCCCGCCAGGCGCACCACGCCGTAGCGGGCGGCGAGGTTGTCCAGGTCAGCGCCTGCCGCCCACGGCAGCAGGATGGCGCGCGCAGCGGCGTTGACGCGGGCGCGGATTTCCATCTCGCGCCAGGCCACCACCTCCAACAGCTTGACCAGCGGCTCGCTTTCGAGCGCCAGCACCGGCGTAAGCTCAGGCGCACGCGTCGTCAAGTCTGCCTTGAGTGCGGCGAGTAGCGCCTCGTAGTCCAGCGTTTCGACGATGGCCGGGGGCGGCAGGCGGGTGAGGTCGATCACTGGCATGGCGGTTCCTCACCTCCAGTGGGGGCACCACTGGTGCCAGTGCCGGACACGACACCGGTGTGCCGGTGCTTGCGCAGGCTCACGCCGCCAGCGTACACATCGCCCGTGACCAGCAGGTCACCCTCGACACGCACAACGCACGTGGCAGACAGGATCATGCGGTGCTTATCGCGCTCGTAGCGGATATATCCGCCGTCGTCCCAAGCCAAGATCGTGTGGTCGGGGTTGTCCGACGGGGCGGGGAAGTCCCCGGCCTGCTGAAACACGGCGGGCACAGCCACCGCTTGCGCGAGGTCTCCGCTTGGCGCCAGCACCAAGCACTGCTCACCCTCGGCGGGCGGGCTCCACACGCGCAAGTGCCCCGCTGCCCAGGTGGCCCACGGCAGCCAGCCGGTCACCGCTTCGCCCTCCGCCCCCGCCTCGCCAGAGATACGCACCCGCACCCGCGCACGGGCGTAGTCGGCCTCGGCCACCACGCCCAAGCGTACGGCAGAGCCGCGCCCCCAGTCGGCGGCATCCAGCGTCAAAGCGTCGGTCTTGCTCATGGCACCAAATCCTCGATCGACTCGCCCGGTTCGGGCTGGCCTTCGATGCGCTGGTAATGCGACTCGTACGCGGCGCCGATCAATGGGGCACAGGAAGCAAGCGCCAGTTCGTAATGTAACGATGCAGCACACCCCTGCGGGTAGAGCGCCGCA